GAGTTCCTCGGAAAGTTACGCCTGTGGAGAGTGATATAAGACCAACAGCAGTATCGTTGGCAGCCTCTTTGAAGCAGGAACCAAGCGCAGAATCTCATGGTAGATTCTGGTAGGTATTGGAGAACGGTTATTACAAAAAGAGAAGCAGCCGGAAATAAAAGGGCCGGACGAGGTAAAGGAGGGGAAAACCCCCGTCCGGCCACACCCCGGGATTATTTGAAAATGCTCATCAACTGGGGATATTCCCCAAAGACAAACGACTTCAGGATCGCCCATAACGCCAGGGCGATGATGATCCACCCGACCTTGTCGAGAAACTGCCTCCAGGCGCGGTTCAGAAAACCGGTCAGCTCGAGATCCTCTTTCTCCGGTCTCTCCCCCGATCCGTTTTTTGAAAGTCGAATCTGGATCAACCTTATGTCAGACCTGAGATCGGCCTGCGTGTCCCGCATCTCCATCACGGTCTTTTCGGCAGCCTCGACCACCTTGTCGATCTTCTCGAAAATGGCCTCCTGCGAGTCGCATAGTGTCTTGATCTTCGCATCCTGAAAAGCGATTGACTTTTCCATCTCGAACATCCTGTCGATCATTTTCTCATGAGACGGACAGTGTTCCATCGTCCCACTCCTCCTCCAGGTATGAGCCGGCCCCCGGGCTGGCCGGCGCGGTTAGTTGAGGTTGAATTTCCCCTTGAGCTTCTCCCAGGCCGAATCATCCCATTTCCAGGGCGTCTTTTGCACAATCCAGGTGATCAGGATCGCCATGAGGACACAGAATTTCGGGTTCGTCTCGATGAAAGACGCGACCAGGGTCCCGGCATTGACCAGGATCCGGTCGAGATCGATCATCACGTAATTCTCCGGATGCAGGAGAATATCAATAAGGGTCTCAAACATCTCGCTCACCTCCAGTCAGTTTCGCCATCTCGAGGGGTCCCTCGTAGATGACATCGTAATGCTTCGATATGGTCCACACGTCAGCCAAAATGTCGGGGGTGATCCCCCACCATTTCCGCCAGAGGCCCGCCGCGTTGAGAAACTTCCCGACGAGCTCCGAGCAGACCGGATATTTCCAGTGAATATATTTCGCAAGGCGCACAAGATGGAGGAGGAGGCGAAGGACCGGATAGATCGCCCCATCCAGGCCCTTCACCTTGAGAAAGCCGTATTCGAATTTGCTGTCATCCATCTCCTTGTGCCTTGCGATGATGATGCACTGCCCCTCGTATTGCGAGAGGTCATAACTGCCGATCTTCGCAAGGGACTCGAAGGTCTTTCCGGTCTCATCGATGATGACCCCGGCATGGTTGTATTTCGACTCCGAATCCCAGGACCAGACCTTCTGACAGAAGTTTATGATCCCCGCCAGCGCAGAGTTCGTCTTGACGGCGAACACATCTCCTTTCCTGATCATGGCCCCCTCCTACTTCTTCACGGCAAGGGCAAGGGCGTATCCCATTTTAAAGCCCTCCATGCCCGCCTTCATCTGAGAGAGATAGGCCTTGTAAGCCTCGAGGTCGACCGGCGCCCCCTTGAAGACGACCAGGTCGGCGACGATAGCGACCTCCGCGGCAAGTGCCGGATCATCCTTGTAAGACGCGGCCAGCTTCGCAAGGCTCTCCTGCAGGAGTTTCGACAGGGCCTCGGCGGTCGTCCCCTGATCAATGGTCTGTATAATGCCGTCGGCAGCCTTCACGACGATCTCGGCGGTATTCGGATCCTTCTTGCCGAGCTCGAAGCCGAAGCGGTGGCCCGCGAGTTTATACAGGACGGTCTGCGTCGCCTCGTCCTGGATCTGGATCCCGGCGCAGCCGATCAAGAACATGGCCGCGATTATAAATACAACGATGTGTTTGATTTTCATCTTTAACCTCCTCGTTATTCGTTCGCCCGGCCTACGGAGCAGCCTGGACGGTGATTTTCAAATTGATCGGAACGGACGGCGCCTGAAAATCGGCGGTCCACGAGACCGTTTCCGAATAAGCAGACTCATTCCCCGCCTGGTCGAACGCCGTCAGGACAAAGGTCCATGTCGTCACCGAGCCGTCCGGGGAAATGATCGGTTGCGCCGATGTGTATTCGGTCGCCTGGGCCACAAAAGGAATCGTCGCCAGTAGCTCGTAGGATCCCGAGGGCGAAGTTTTCCCGTATAGCTTCCACCCCCCGAAAGTCGGGTCCGTGGTGTCCGCCGTCGCCTGCTGCCAGGCAAAGGTGAGCGTCACCGATTTCGCCCAGGCAGCCGCCGGCTGCATACCGGCCAGGCATATAATGATAAAGATGAGGGTTAGTATTTTTCTCATGTCATCCACCTCCTTCAGTTAAATAGTTTATAGCGTTAAACGAAATTCGACTGACCCTGCATAAAAAAATTTATGAAACATAAAAAATCTTATGCCGGATCCCGGATCTCCCACAAATCAAATGCCTTCACCGTCACATCATCACCGCTGACCGTTGAAAACCCCGAGACGGTTGTCACGGCCTTGAGCAGCTCGTTCACGGAATCCGCGACGGCAATGTGATTGCACGTGTCGGTTTTAGTCGCGGTGACATCCTTTTCCGCCACACTCACCTTCCGCCCGGAGGTGTCCCCGTCGCCGATCGTGAAACTTCCCCCGGGGACCCCGGTCGTGAGGGTCGCATACCCCAGGCTGTATGAAGCCAGGGACGAATAAAGCGAAGGCTGCGCATTGCAGAGGTAAAGCCTGTCGCCGTTTTTCGCAATGTCCTCCAGGCCCTTGTCGATAACCGTATCAGGAATCATTTTTGCCATGCTTCACTCCTCATCCCATCGCGAAGAAAAATCCGCCGGCATCCGACTCGACGGAAATCCCCGGACTGTCGCACACCGTCGTCGAATACATTTCACCCGGGGAATATTCCGCGGCAGTCTGCCCGTAAGCGACAAACGGCCCGCCCCACAATGCCCGGACACAGGCCCCCATATTCACGTCGTTCGTGTCAAGCGGGATCCCCGGCCCGCCCCAGAGGGCCTTCACGCATTTATCGAGCTCCACCCTCGTCGCCATATTTAAACCTCCTCGAGGTGGATCGAATCCACGCCGATGTCCCCGGTGACCGCGCCGTCATAGGCCTTGAGCCGCACGATGACGAATCCATCCATGTCGGTCGTGAAAGTCGACGACTGATACTCCACCCACGCGTCAGTCAACGCAACGGCCTCCTCGGTGATGTCGGCGCCGCAGCCGTGAATGTCGGCGGTCATTGTGCAATCCGCCCCGGCCGCCGTCTTTTTCACCCAGAAATGGACCTTGTAATTTTTCGACGCCTCGACCGGAATATAGAATTTGTGGACAAGCGGATTCGTCTGGCTGCTCGGATCAAAATAAAGGCACGTCCCGGATCCCCCATAGGCCCAAGCCTCCACCTGGCCGCCCGTGATCTGGTCCGAGATCGTCCCCCGGTATCCCAGGGCCTTCCACCGGTTGTCGGCATCAAAACGATCGATGTATCCGAATTGATCGTCTCCATGGATGGTCGATGCCCAGGTCGCCGTGAAATTTCCGGCCACCAGGTCGAGGCAGCCGACCCGGACAAAAGAAAAATAATAAGCGCCAAAATAAAACCCCGCCGTGACCGTGTCGGCCTTCAGCTCCGCTATTTCAGCCCATACCGGCCCGCCGTTTCCAGTAGAGATTCCTTTAGCCAGATTTTTCAGCTCAATGTATTTGAAATAATAAGACCCGTTGTCGAGTTCGACCCCGGGACACAGCGATCCGACAGAAAGAATATTCAAGTTCCCGTTGAACGCAAAGTTCTTCGATCCCGCCATGTAGGCAGGATGGGAATACGCGCTCTTACCGGCATGAATAAACACGTTCCCGTTGACCTTCATGTTCCCGACCGAATAGTGCAGATAAAAACCGTAACCGGTCGAATCGTTCATGACCCAGTAATTGTCCCCCTTCAGCTCGCAATCCATGCACCGGTAAGACTGCGAATAGGAGCCGAACATCCGGCCCTCCCCTCCCCCGGCAGCATAAGTGTTCTTAAAAGAGACCCGGTCCGTGTTCGCATTGTTCTGAATATAAAAAACATTGTCCCCGCGGACCATGCCGAAATTCTGGAATTCGACATAGCTTTTCGCGTAAGAGCTCGGGCCGTCCACTTCATGGTAATGCTGCGCGGAATACCAGGTGACCCCGTCCTGCGTCGCGGATGTAAAATTCCACCCCCCCCGGTATAGCGTGATATTCCCCGCCGAACCGCTTTCCTGGCACCTCAGGGGATTTGCACCGGCTCCGATGACATTCGTTTCCTGATAATATCCCGCACCCGTCGCCGTCGTCCCCTTGTAAACAATGGAGCTCGTGTCATAACCGAGCTCGATCGTCGCCCCGCTGATGGACTTGATAGGATACCAGAAGCCGTCATTCTTGCCAATCGGCGTGTGATGAGAGATGTCGTTCGTCGCAATAATATTGTCAATGTAAACGGAATTGGTCCCCGGATCAGTCAGCGCCCGGATAGCGATTGACCGGATCCCCGAACCGAGAGGACCCCCGTTATCATATACATGATACTGGTTGTTGCCCGTAGCTGCATAAGTAACCAAAGCAAACGAATTCACCGGGACACGGCCGTCAGCATCGCTGCACAGATCCAGCCGGAGGCTGTTCGCCGCATAGTTGTAATTAGTCCGAAGGAAAAAACTTATTTTCTCAAACGCTGAAAAGTCCGTCGCCGTGGCCAGGGTTTTCCAGGCCATCACGCCCGTCGCAAAACTCGAGCCCGGCTGCATCCACGCCCCCTTTGTCCCCTGGCAATAATAATTCTGAATATTTACAGTATTGCAGGTGATATTCGTCGCCGGACTCCAGGCGGACTCACAGTTATCAATCTCCATCGTCCGGGCCGTGGCAAGGGTCGCGATGGCACTGTCATTCGTGAAAGTGATCGTCCCCAGGCTTGCGGGATCCGGGCTTTTCGCTATCCGGATTTCGTCCCCCGGGGCAATCCTGGCAGCCGTCGCCCCCGCCTCGATCGTTTTCCAGGGCGTCGCCTGCGAACCGACCCCCGTCGTGTCATTTCCATTGACAGGGTCAATGTAAAATATAGGCATCTTTCATCCTCCGTCTAATCCGAGAAATTGAGGGCCACGTCCGCAAACCATGTCCCGTTCGACCGGACCAGGGTGACAAAGTCGGAATATCCGGCATTGGTCGTCAGGGTCGGCGCATCCCCTCCCCTCCACTTGATCGTGTCTGCCCAGGAGACAGTCCTGGAGCCGGTCGCGTCCTGGATAAGCCTCAACCGATAGACATGGCCGTTGCGCTGCCCGGTCATCCGGATATTTACAGGATCCGAAGTCGCCAGGGTCGCATACTGCGTATCGCCTATGGTCCAGTCGATATTGAGGGTCGTCGCCGGAGACGCCGTCGCCTCCTGCTCCAGGCCGTTGAGGAGGTCATGGATGACCGTTCCGCTGGCCTTCGGCAGCCTGGAGGTCGTCGCTATCGTCACGACCTCATCCAGGGTGGCCGGCGCGGCAAAACCGCTATGGTCATCAGCGCTCTCCATCGCGTGAAGCTGCACGTGGGGAAGGCCGGTCGTGACCTGCTGCACAAACTCGACAGGATAAAAGGCATCCGAGGCGCTGTTCCGGTATCCCAGGACCATCCGGTTGTAAGTCTTGAAATTCGACGCCCCGCCCGTGGTGATCGTCGCAGCCTGGACGGTGACCACGGCATTGTTCGTCTCGCTCAGGTCCACGTAGGCAAACTGGTTGTCGCCGAGGGCGATGGAGCCGGTCGCCGCCGAGTTCGCCTTCGCCAGCCCCGCACTATCCGTGAACAGAAACCGCAAGGTCGACGCCCAGGAGAGGGTCGCCCCCGTCCACGCGATTGCCCCGTCACAATGGACGATGACGTTCTTCGCGTAAGTGATCGCGAGGTCGAGGCTCGCGATGGCGGGATTCATCCCGGCTGCCGTGAATTGCGTAACCGACGCGGCCCATGGCGTGTGAAAATTCGTGCTCATTTTCTATTTCCTCCCGTGATCGCTCTATCCCCTCCGATGAGCGCCGTCGCCTTCTGGAATATTTCCATGACCCTGTCAGGCCCCTTCTCCATTTCCTGCCTTGACATGCTCACTAAATCTTTCTGGTCCTGGCGCATAGCCCGGATCTCCAGCTTGATTTCACTCAGTTCAACCGCGATCAACTCAAGCGCGCTCGCAATTCGTCCGAACATAAATCCTCCTTTTAAACCATTTCATTCCCGTCAACGTCATAGAGGTTGACATAGGCGCTGTTCGAAAGCCCGGTGACAGAATCCGAGATAGTGAACACCGGCGACACATCATCTCCGTCCCCAGTCCGCGTATAGGTCACCTCCGCCGACGAGCTCATATAAAAGCTCAACTCCTGCGACGGCGTCGCGGACGACGCCCCGTAAGACAAGGTCCCGTTGCCCCGGAGCCAGGAGAAGGTGACATAATATCCGGCACCGAGCCCGGGTTTCACATTGCCATACTGGTCCCGGATCGTGACGGTGATCCCCGCCGTAGCCTCCCCCCACGCCAGCTCGGTGTCATCGGTCACGACCTCCATCACCGTCGCCACCGGCTTGACAAAGATCCGGTTTATATCCGCCGCGGTGACCGTCGTCATGCCCGGATAGATCAGGACCCACCCGACCCGGACATGATTCGCCGGAGCATCCGGGGGATCCGGAATCGGGTCGGCATTGTAAGCGAAATTCGATCCCTTCACGACATCGGCCTCACCGTCGGTCCCCGCGACCACCGAGTCGTATCTGAAAAGGGTGGCATGGGCCGCATCAAAGGTCACGACATCACCCACCCGGTCCATGATGAGATCCTCCCGGTCCATGACGATGTCGGTCCGGTCCATCATCATCCCGACGATGGAATAAGTGATCCCGCCGATCCGGTAACTCCCGGGATTGACGATAGCCGCCATCGCAGCGGGGTTGACCGGGGAGAGATTGCACCCGGACAAAACGGCATCCCCCGGAGTCGGAGGCTCCGGAAGGCTCCCGCCCTCGACCGGCGTCGGGATAAGGGTCCCGTGGCCGGAGATCTCAATCCGCCCCTTGTTCCCCCCGGGATGGGAAATCCGGACGGCATTCCCCCTTTTCACATATTGCGGAGTCGCCTCCCAGTTCTCGGGGAAATAGGCCTTGATGCGTTCCTGCGACCCCTGGATCTGGACCCAGGCATAACGGCTCGCCGACACAACCTCGTAAACGACGGCGTCCCGGAGCTCCTTGCGTTCCGCGAATTGCCGGTTGACCCTGTTCCGGATTACCCTGCCGCCATAAAGCCTCATGAGACCACCCATCCCTCGATCTCGTCGATGAAATACCCGTCAGAGGATCCCTGGGCCGATTTCTTGAATTTGCGCGTGAGGTTCGTCACAAAGAAAGTCATGGTCTGCCCGCTGTAAGGATGAACCATCGTGATCGTGTCACCCTCCTCATCCTGGAGGTGGGCCACCTTCGACATGGAAAGGCGCTTTCTCTGCAGCTGCACGACCATCCCCTCGAACGCGGCCACCTTTTCGCAATCCGTCACCGAATAACAGAGGGGATCCTGGATGGCCTGCTCGATAATGGCGCCGATCTCGGCCTGGTGATCCTCGTCGTCCCATGTCGCCTGAACGCTCCGGCGCACCGACCCGACGGGCTGGCCGTGTATGACATACTGGAAATTGCCGGTCGCCCCCAGGACCATGATGCACATGATCATTCCGATCTTCTCCACGAGACGGCCAATCGGGATCGTGTGTCCCACGGACGCCCCGAATCCCCCGACAACGACTGCATCAGGGATCGCGCACCCCGCAGCCCATATCGCAATCCCGGCAATAAGCACGGGGATCAGATTCGGTGCCGAGACCGTGACCGTGCAGTAACGGTCCTCATAACCGGACAGCGTCCCCGCCGCGATAGACTCCGAGATGGACCCCGCCAGCTTGAAAGCGATGGAAGTGGCCGTTTCAATAACCTCGAGCCTCGGGTATCGGCACTGCCGGCTATGGTCGTCCGAATACCAGATTTTAAAATCCTTGTGGAAACCCCACCACCCCACCGTCCCGTTCAGCCGGCCCACGGCCTCCTCCGAGAACAGGACTTCGCGGAAGTCGAGCTCCTGGCCCTGGACGGTGACGCGGTTGGTGAAGTCGCTGTATTTGTCATCCGGGGAATATCTGAAAAGTTTCGTGCTGTCGGCGTATACATGATCGACGGTCGCGGCATTCGAGATCCGTCTCGCGCTCGCATCGCCGTTCACGTCGAACCGGAAATAATACCCGAACCGGTTGCAGACCTGGTTCACGATCTCGTCAATGGTCGTGTCAATCCACTGGTGCTCAAGGACCGTCCCGCCCACAAAATCGGGAATGCTCAAATCGGTTTCCTCAAGGTCGGCATGGTCCTTCAGGACCTCCTCGACAATCACCTTCGGAAGGGCCTTATAGAATTCCGTCGCGTAAACGTGATGATGCTCCCATATGCAGCGGCGGTCCTCCGCCTCGATCTTTATGACCGGATAATCGCCCCGCGCGAAACTGAGGGACGACCCCGTCACGTAAAAGGTCCCGGCATTTTGCCAGTAGTCCGTGCCGTCGACCTTCTCCCCCCAGCGGAGGGTGAGCTTCCGGCCCTTCTTGAGATACATATTGAAAACGCTGCTCAGGTTATATGGATCAAACAGATACCCGTGAGTCGCGGTGAAACTGAGCTTCGCCGGCATTCCCTCGATGGAATGTTCCGTCGAGATCTCCCCCGTGATATATGGCGCCAGGTCCAGGTCGGTCCCGTCCTTGTCCCACTTGATCCGCTTTTCCAGGTCCCAGCCTTCATTTGTCCAGAAAACGAACATGGACGTATTATCGCCCGGATCCGCGACCCCGACGGCCTCGTGGTCGATATAACCCTGGACCAGCTCGTCGGGCGTAGACCAGCTCCACGCGGCCCCACTCCAGGTCCCGACGGAATAATTCGCCTGCTGGATGAAACCGTAAGCCGAAAACATGATGACGCCCGTCCAGTCCGATGAGCCATAAATTGCACCCGCAAAGATAAATTCCCCGGCAGAGTCATAGGCGACCGGCAAGAATTTTTCCCTGCTGTCCGGCGTCATGGCCGGAATATTGTCGCTGCTGAAAAGCTCCCAGGAATAAGACACGGGGTCATAAAGGGCGATCCCGTAACCATAGGCGGAAACGACCAGCTTCCCGTCCGGCCCGGCGCATAGGCTTCTCAGCTCGTAATCGTCAAGGGTTGCATAACTCGGGCGCTGATAGGTGATGATTCCACTCGCGACATCAACCACGCAAAGGCCCCGGAGGTCCGGCTGTGAAGCATGATAATTGAATGAGCCGTAAATCTTCCCGCCGGTATAATGAAACTGACGCCTGATCCCCTGATAGGGGAAATCGGGGTTGTCATCCGGATTGAATTCACAGAGGCGACCCCCGCTTGTAATATCGTAAACAGCAAGCCTCCCCTTGTTCAAACTGCTGACCGTCGCCGCCGAAAGGATGATGACATTTTCCTCGAGGTCGACCAGGAATCCGCCTTCCCCGAGGACTTCATGGGAACGGAGTCCTGTCATTTGCGTCTGAGTCCAGTCCGTGGCCTTGAGCAGCTGGGTGAACCCGTAAGTCACCGGATCACCAGACCCCGCATCATCCAGGTCGATGTATCCGACAACGACCCCCTTCGACTCGCTGATGTCACAGACGGCAATATAAAGACGGCGATTCGCATAATCGGCCTGGCAGCCGATTATTTCCCAGGGACCCCCCGGAAATCCGGAATCCTCGATCCGGACATTTTTCGTCCAGGTCGAAGTGTTAACCCAGTAATTCTTGATGGTGTCGGCCTCGCCCTCCAGGACGACGAAACCATTCATGATTATCGTAATCGGAACAATATCGCCGTCACCCTTCTGAGACTGCGGGACCGTATGCTTACAACCATACATGCAATCCGGGTCAAAGGCCGCCGGAGCCGACTCGTCATCCCAGTATTTCTCGACGGTCCAGGTATCCACGTCAATCTTGACAACGCACTGGATTCCGTTCCATCCGCCCCACATCGTATTTAAGACATAGAGTTTCCGGTTGACGCTGTCGAATTGGAGGTCCGTCGCTATGTCCCCCATCGGCCACCCCGCCGCGGTGTCGTCCATCTGCAAGACGCTGACCTGCTTCGTGAACATCATATAGAGCTGCGTCGCTATCTTCTGGAGCATGACCGGATGCTTCCCGGTCTCCGAGTATTTCGTGTAGTTCGTGAATTTCGTCGCATTCGCCCAGGAAACCCCGTTGTCCGTAGAAATCGAATAATAGACGTTCGACAGCTCCTCCCCGTTCGGGCCGACAGATTCCACGACGTCAAACCACAACCAGATGTCGCCGGAGGCGACCTTCAGCATAGAGGGATTGCCGAGCTTCAGGGACGCGTCAAGCCCTCCGACAGCCACCTCGGACGGAGTCGCCCACGCCGCAAAATCAGACGAGGCGGTCTTGAAGAAATGATAATGGGCGTCACCTTCCACATACCTCGTGAATATTGCATAATAGTCATTCGCGCCCTTCGTGATGACCCACGGGTCCCCGGTGTAGAGGTCCTCATCCCAGTTCGCGATTTCCGAATTCCCGACGGCCACCCCGACAGGCGTGTAAACCCTCCGGGCAAGCCTGTATACGTGGCCTGATTTATGATGGACCAGGAGGACCATCCCGATATTGCCGCCCGTCATCTCGCAGATCGAGACGGCCTCGATTTGGCTGCTGACAAGAGAATAAAGGTCAAGCGTGACGGTGGAAAAAGCGGTCCTGTCCGTATCCGTGTAAACGAATTTGATCTGGCTTCTCGTGTCCGTATCCGCGATGTAGGCCAGGATGAGGCGCCCGGTGGAATGGGCGATGACGGAAGGCCCGTATTCATCAAAGGCCTCTCCGGTCAGGCGCGTCCCGTCAAAAGGAATGTCGGGGACCTGCGGAGACGAAATGATTTCAGCCAGGGGGTGCCTGCTCTGCAATACCTGCGCGGCTGCCAATGTCGGATCCAATGACAGGGCCATCTAAACCTCACTCATGATCAAAAGCGTGAGCCGGACATCCTTCCGGTATCCCGCATCATCCGCCACACTCGGCGTAATATGATATTTGCCGTCCAGCCCGATAATCTCAACGTTGTATGTTTTCGAGGAGCCGTCCTCGGGATTGAACACGACGGCCTCATCCGCATCCACAAGGGCCTCGAGGTCCGTGAAGTCATTGATCGTCATGAAAGGCCAGCTGAGCTCGATCGTCTTTCCGATAATCGAAGATCCCCAGGAAAACAGCGCGACGCTCGAATAAGTCTCCTTGACCGCGGTGACCCGGTCCTTCTTGATGACGGTCATCTCAGACGGATTGCGTGAAAAAGTCAGGGTTCCGAGAACCATTTTTGCCATCACGACCACCTCTTGACGACCCGCTGGACGGTCGCCTCAATCTCCTGTCTCAGTTCCTGCGCCTGCTTCGCGCCCCCCACGCCCCCGAGGTTGACCGGGACATTGATCGTCGTGCCCCCGCCAGCCCCGGCAATAGCTTTCATCTGCCCGGGCGTGAGGACCGACTCATCCCTCCGGATGATCGCGGCCATCTCGTCCGGCTTCAGGATAACCCCGTCGTGAAACCTCGGCGCCCCGGCAAAGATCCAGGAGGGGACCCTCTTGCTCATCCCGGTCGATTCGTAAGGCCCGCGGCCCCGGTGCGCAAAAGGAGAATCAAATTCATCCAACGGCAAACCGCCTCCGCCGCCTCCGAGCAGGCTCATCCCCATACTGGCAAGACCGGACAGGCCGGACACCGAGAAGTCGAGAAGCGAGTCCGTGACCTTCCGGCTCAAGGCATCCGAAAGCGAACGCGCAAGGCCTCGGGCAAACTGCTTCCAGTAGTCCTCAAAATCCTTCATCTCCCCCACCATAAAGTCGAAGAAAAAGTCGCTCATGGTGTTCTGCATCCCCCCGGCCATCTCCTCCCACATGCCCGCCACCTCCTCGCAAAAGGTTTTCGACTCGGCCTGCATGATCTCGTTCTGGAGCCTTATCGCCTCCGTGACGCTGTCCGTCTGCGAGATCCGGAATTTATTGAGCTCGATGACATGCTGTTTGACCTGCTCGTTTTTCCAGAGCTCGATATGCTCCTCCTCGACCCCGGCATCCCTCATCTGCTGGATCTTCCGGTCAAGCTGCTCCTGCCAGAATTGCTCGTATTGCCCCCCGGCATACATCCCGACCTCGCCATAGGCCTGCTCTTTCATCCTCTGGTTGACGAGCTCCTTCTCCAGGGGAAGGAGGAGACCCATGAGCTCAAGCCTTTTCTGGAGGGCCGTGTATTGGTTCCAGAGGGCGATCGATTCCTTGTCGAGCGCATCACCCTCCGCCTCATAAGCCGGGACCGTTTTCTGGAGCATGGTCTGGACATTTTTGAGCTGGAGCTCGAGCATCTTCTTTTCAGACTCCTGGAATCTCTCCAGGGCGTCCATCTCGTTCGCCCGCCCCAGTTCCTTCATCGCCTCCATGACCCTCGTCTCGTAGCGGTCCTGGATCTCCATCTCCTTTACGATCCGGTCCTCCTCGGCCTTGAGGATCTCCATCTCGTTTTTCTTGATCTCCTCGGCGCGCCTCATGAGGTTCTCCCGGAGTTTCTGCGCCTCCTGCTCGGCCTTCTCAGCCTGCTCCTCGCGGATCTTCTTGATCTGCGCGGCAGCCCAGGCCTCGACCTTGACCTTATCGGCACCGGCAGCAAGGTATTTTTGCTTTTCCCGTTCGATGAATTTTTCCTTCGTGAGGGTGAGCTTCTCCGTCTCCTCCACGAGCTTCTCGTTCAGCTTCTTGACCTCCTCCTCCTCTTTCTTCCTCGTATCCTGGACATACTTGAGATCCTGCTTCGCCTGCTTCATGAAGAACATTTCCTGTCCGCCGGGGGTCGTGACCTTCTCGAGGCCCGTCGGCATCCTGCGGACGGCGCCGGTCTTGTCGGTGACCTCCTTATACTGGCCCGCCTTGATCTCCTCCGGCCTCGCGACCCGGAATCCCTGCTCCATCATCGCGAGTTTCTGAAGCATCCTCTCGTTCTCGAGGTAGCGTTTCTCGAACATCTCGTTCCACTTCTTCATCGTGTCACTCTGGCCGAATGACAGGATGTAACCGAGGGCCGTCAGCGACCCCCCGACCTTGTCGATCAGCATCGCGAGACGGTGGAAGTCGGCGATGATCTCGTATATCCCGGCCTTGATGTTCCGCATCCCCTCGATGAATTCCGGGTTCCACTCGATCTTTCCGGTCTCCTCGTTAAGGGAGATCATGTCCTCCGTGAGCTCGATCATCCACTGCTTGATATACAGAAAGAGAGGCTCAGCCACCATGCCCCCGGCCTGGAGGGCGATGTCCTTCATGTTCGACCACAATCCCGCCCAGGTTCGCTGAGTCTCGATCCCGGCGGTCTTGTAAGCCGCGAGTTTTTCCATCAGGAAATTGAAAAGCGTATCGGCATTCTGGCTATGCTCCCGGATGTCCTCATTTCTCAGCCCCAGGACAACGCCGATCCGGGAGGTGCGCGGGTTGATGGTCCCCATGAGGAGGGAACGGGTCTCCTCGGCCAGCTGGTCAAGGGAAAGGCCGATCGCGCCGGCAGCCTGGACCATCGCGACGGTGAATTCCTTTGCCATGTCCGGATTGAAACCCTTGCTCATGGCAACCGGCAACGTCACCATGTAGGCATTGACAAGCTGGTCCAGGGTCGCGATCGTCTGGAGGTTCGCGGCTTGCAGCTGGGCCATCATGCCCGCGGAGGCCTGCTGCGCGGCCTTCAGGCCGGCAGACCCCTCAAGGACCTTCCCGGTCGTCTGGTCGATATACTGGCCGTTGAGCAAAAAGGAGGTCGCGATCCCGAGCTGGTAGGATTCGATCTGCCCCAGGTATCGCATGGAGGATCCGAACACTTTGTCGAATGCCATGTAGGTGCCGATGATGGCCGTCGTGATCCCGATCCAATGCTTCCGCATTGCAGCCAGGACCCCGTTGACCTCATGGGCCTGTTTCTTCATCGGGTCGAAGTCCATCTTCCGGCGAAGGGCCTCAACCTCTTTCCTTGAAAGACCGATGGACCTCGTCAAACTTTCCACAGAGTCCCGGGCCTGTCTCGTCCCCATGCCCTTCATCATCCGGGACTCGAATTGCTTGATCTCCTTCTCTGTGAGCTTCGTCTCCAGGCCGAGGTTCTTGAGGTCTTTCCTCATGTTCGCGAGGGCGACCTCGGCCTCCTTGACATCGATTCTAAACTTTACGCCTGGCATCGTCTTTCTCCTGGGAAACCTTTTCCCTCTGTCTTTCGAGGATCCTCGGCAGCAACCTTCTTTCGATCACGAGGACCTTCTCGAAATCTTCAACGGTCCCGTTAAAGACTTGACAGAGCCGGAGGACCGATTCCGTCGTAATGGGCAGGGGGGACGAAAATCCGTAAGGCCGATCGAATTCAGAACATATCGACCAGATCCTCCACGCCAGCCGGTTGTCCTCGTCGAGCTCCGGCTTTTCACATTCTCCGCAGGGCGGATCGCCATGATAGAGGTCCCGGCAGACCTCGCAGCTTACGACCTGGTCCTGCCCGTTCCAGTCCGCCCAGCTTTCGAGTTTTTTATGAGATCTTCCAACCTCTTGCCCTCAAGCTCCGACAAGGCATCCACCTCGTCCAGGATCCGGTCGATAAAGGCCGGATTGCAGACATAGAGGATCTCCTTGTTCTCGTCGGTGCAAAGGATCGGCTTCCCGTCCTCGTCCTCAATCCCCTTCCAGTCCAGGATGCACTTCTTGATCTTCGAGATCTTGAACCGGTAGAGGTTGACGTTCTTGAACCGCTGTCCCTGGTCCCACTCGACCTCGTGGGCCAGTTCAAGGACTTCGTGAGCGTCCTTCGGGCTCATGGGGACAACCTGGACTTTGGCCTCCCCTTCACCCTCCTTGATAGTGATCCAGACGGGCTCCTTTTTCGTCCTGAGCTTCATAAAAACCTCCTTTAGGTTTGGTTAAGGGAAAAGCCCGGAAAGCAGCCGGGACAACTGCCTTTTCGGTTCGCGTCACCTATCCGGGCCCTTTCGTCATTTCAGCAAATGCTGAAACATTCAAATTAGTGGAAGACGATCTCGCAGCTGTCCTCCCCGACCGTGCCGAGGGCCTTAAAGGGAATCGTGAGCTCCACGGCAGGAGGCGCGAAGTTGATCGCGGGGACCTCCAGGATACAGCGCTTGAGATACATTTCCATTGTGTAGCCGTCATCGTTGCCGAAACGGATGTGCACCGGCACCTCCGACCCGTCATAACCGTCCTTGAAATACTTCGCATCGGTTTTCCGGAAATAGAGAGACATCGTGCTGGAGATGTTTCTCCGGTCCTCGATGTAATCCTCCGGATATTCCGCGCCGATCTCGTCCTCGATGTATTTCTTCGGAAGGTCCAGGGTGAGCTCCATCGACTTCAGGCGGGACTCAACCCCGTTGACTTTGACCGTCGTGTATCGGTTCTCGATGGGATCCCCGATGGCGGTCCCGGTCGGCAGATAACCGGCAACCTCGTCGTCCGTCGCCCAGGTCTGCCCGCAGGCAGCCGAGAGGCTCAGGGTGTTCGTGGACACGGTGTTGATCGTCCAGCCGGACCCCGCGTTCGTGAGGCTTTGAGTCTTGTTGTAAATGACCATCCCGGCCTTGAACAGCTTGCCGTCATCGACCACAAGCTGGGTCGCCGCCGTCCCCGCGCTCGCCGCGAGAGGCGAAGTCCCGGCCCAATACATGTTCATGCCCTGGCCGGTAAGGGTCACCTTGAGGGCGCCCTCGTTCGTCACACCGAACACGGCCCGGTTGACCGTCGCGCCAGTAAGAGCCTGGATAAAATGGTCCGTCTCGACCCAGATCGTGAGGCTCGGCGCCGTGATCGCCTGCTTGTAAAAAACAGACGAAAGGGCAACGTCCACATTGTCAAGGTGCGCCGTCGCCGCCGCGGATCCGTAACCCCTCGTGCAATTAAGGAGTGTCGCAGCGGTGGATCCGGCCTGCGTGATCCCCTCGTAGCGGATCTGCTCCGTTCCAATGGTAATGACCCCGACATTCGGAAGTGTCCCCCCGGCGATCCCGTCGACGACCGCGGTCGCAGCCGAAGCCGAAATGCCCCCCGACAGGGACGCCGTCGTCGCGGCATTTTCCGCACCCATCAGGGAATAAAAGGCATCCATCCCCTGGGGCTTATTCCCCACCGTCCCGGAAGGCCGCACATACATCGGCACCTCCCAGTCCCCGGCAGGGACCGCATTCTGGAATTGATCGAGCAAGTCCAGAGTATTCGAAAGCTCCTCGGAATCGACGAAAGCCGGATTCTGGTTGATCATGGCATTACCGGCCGGACGGACAAAGTCGCCCGTCGCGCTCGGCCAGGCCAATGTGCCGGCCACCGATTCCAGGGCGATGAAAACCCTCTGTTTCCTCGAGAGTCCTATTTGAGATGTTGAGCTCATGATTTCATCCTCCTGTGTTTTATTCTCCGATCCAGGCGTGGAAATTTATCCGCACCGTCACTCGATAATACCCTTCAACGATCCCGACCACGGTCGTCGACGGATCATCGAAAATAACCCCATCCGCTTCGGCCCGGCGAAAGGCCGTCTCGAGTCGCCCCGCGTATTCCATCGCGGTCTTGTATCCCCAATCCGGGAGAACGTTGACATTCACCTGGAACACCCCAGTCCGGAGTCCCACCCCGTCCACCCCGAGCTCGCCCGGGAAGGTGTCCCCCATCACAATCACAGGCTCAATCCACGGCCCCCGCGGTGCCTTGTGAGATCTGTTCAGGCCGGCGATCTCAGTCGCCGTGGCCCATGTAGTATAGAGACTCGTCAGAATCGCGGCATAGACCTCTGTGGGCGTCATGTCGTCCCCTTCCAGTATTTGCTTTTCATCGCCTCGGCATGAAAGATCTGGATCATCTGCGCCAGCGCCACGTTGTAAACCCCCGCCGCGGCCTGCCCCGAATGACCCTCCTCGATCCGGTAGGCATAAGGCACGTTGTTGAAAAGCCAGATCGACCCTTGCCCCGGCCTCCACGTCCAGGCCGCTGTGTTATCCTTCGCCTTCGCATTCGCCCAGGCTTCCGCGGCCCCCTTGTCCTGCTTTGAGGCGTAAGGCGACTCGATGACCCCCTCGCCCTCCCCCGGCTCGCTGTTCGCGATCTGATGGCTCGCCCGGTAGGTTCCCGTGTCAACCGGAGACTCCTTGACGATCTTCGTGAAGGTCTTAAGGACCGTCGCCCGGATCAGCTGCGAGAGATCCGCATTGATGCTGGCAGCCAGGACATTGAGCAGCTTGTTGAATTCGTCGGCGTTTTTTGCCAGCTTGTCGATATTAGTCGCCATCCATGACCTTCTTCTTTTTCCTCAAGAGCTCGGTGCATTTCTCGTCCCTGGCCTTCAAGACCAGGATCTCCGCCTTCGCGGCACTGAGCTCATCCTGCGTTTTCTTCAGTTCCGATAAGGAAGCATTGAGCTCGTTCGTGACCCTCATGAGTTTCTGGACGACCTTTTCCATTCGCATATTACCCCCTCACGTGGACTCGATAGAATATCGGCGTCCCCCCGGGTGTCAGGGGGACGATGGAAATCGGATTCCATACCTTCGTCCCGTATATGACCCGGACATATCCCTGCTCGTCGAGAGCCGGGAGATCCTTCGCCGGGATAATAACGAGTTTATCACCCACCTGGATCAGCGTCTGGTCGATGTCCCTCTCCTTGAAATCCGTAATAAGCGCCTTGCAGGAATAGTCCACACTGACCTCGGTATAACTATCAGAAGCCGCGCTATACCCGGACCTTGTCGTCACCCGGACGGTGACGTCGGCCCCGTATTTCGCGATCATCGAATCAGCCCTGTCCTGCCACAGCGTCCAGTCCATGCAACCTCTCAAACAGCTTCAAGTAACACTTCACAGAGCAGACAATATATGTGCTCCGGTTATAGATAATCCGCGAGACCTCCAGGCTCTCCGGCCCTGAATACTTCCCGCATACGTCGCAGAAACCATGAACGAGGCAGTAGGTCTCCTCTCCCATCAGGTCCTCTCGACTTCGGAGAAAGCGCTGTCAGCCAAAAGCCCCTTGAGATACCCGTTGATCGCCGCGAAGATCTTGTCGGAATTCGTCGAGCTCCCGAAATACTCGATCTCGATGACATCGATCTTCTCCCTCTTGACCCCTCCCGTCCTCGTCGCCTGGAGGGTGCCGGAAGACACCGACTCCTCGTAAGCGGCCCGGGCAACGGCCCGGAGGAGGTTCGTCGGGATCGCGTCATCCTCGATGGCATAGCCGTCCTCATCATAGGCCCCATCCCTCGGCCACTTGAGGGACTGGTCTGCGTCGGACTTATAGCCCTTGAAGGAGAGGGACTCGATATAGGCCATCCCCCTGAGGATCGCCGCCTCCCGCGCCGTCGTGGAACACGACGCCCAGGAGGTAAGCCCCAGGTCGGAGCAGAAAGTGTCCACGTAAGACAGGGACGCGTAAGTATTCGCGCCGTCCACAATGGATCCATCTTCTTCGATCAATGCCATAGCTCACCTCACCTGTTTTTCGGGGGCGCCCCGATGGTTTTCGCGTCCTTGTAAATAATCTTGTCCTCAGGACGCCTCTCCGGCTTCTTCTTTTCCGCCGGCTCAACCGGATCCGGCGCCTTTCTGACCCTTTTGATGTCGACATCCCGCCCCGCAACCTCACCCTTCGGCTCGAGGGTATATTTACCGGTCGCCAGGGCATCCTTCACGTCAATGGCGTGAGTGATCTTGACGGGTTCCCCCGTGTCCTTCCTGAATATGATAAATGCCATTGCCTCCTCCTTTCACTGGTTCACGGCCGCCTTGCCGTTTTCTTGCTTTTCAGGCCCCAGGTCCATCCTGATCGGGATCTCAAGTCTCCCCAGGCACTTCTGGACGGTCTCCAGGACATTATTTTTGAACCCGGCATCCTCCACCCCCAGGCCTTCCCCGAGACGCTTCAAATGGCCCATTCCGGCCTCAAAATGGGTGACGGCAAGCGCCCCCCTGATCCATGCCAGGGACCGGGGTTTTGCCGTATAGGTGAACCTCTTGCCCTTCAGCATGGGATTTTTCCGGTAGGCGTCATAAACCTTGAAGTAGTTGTTCGCCCCCTGGAACACCATGTTCGTGTCCCGGACATTGAGGCCGAGCTCGACAAGGCCGAAGTTGAGGTCAATGTCGTCGGGGATCCGGGCAAGACCCTCCCTGAGCCACCTGCCCGCCTTGTCGAATTGCCCCATCTCCATCGAGCACTTCGCCAGGGTGTAGTAAATGGCATCATAGCCGCTTCCGTTTCCGCCTCCCCACCCCTCGAGGTATTTCTCCCCGAATTCGGCGGCCTCCTTCAGCTTCCCGGAGTCCGCGTAAATCTGAGAGAGGTAAAAATAGCAGTCGAAGTCGCCGGGATTCTTTTCAAGCCTCGCAAAAAGCAGCCCGGACGTCCTTTCAAATTTCGCCTGTTTCTGCTCCGGCGTCAGGTCATAGCCGTAATGCAAGACCTCCATGATATCCGTGAAGATCCCGGCATTCCCGGGAAGGACAGGCCGGTTGTGGACGATCCCCTCATAACGGACCCTCCCCTTGCGGAAGATCCTGGCCGTCTGAAACTCCATGGCCACCGTCCCCTTCTGGATGTCCCTGGCCGTTATGATCACGGCATTGAATTCATCCGGAAGGGACTTGAGAAACTCCTTAAACTTCGAAACAGGACCCCGGAGGACAATCTCCTCGTCAGCATCCACAATGAGAATGAAGTCCCCGGAGGCATAAGAGATCGACTGGTTGCGGTGCAGGGAAAAGTCATTCTCCCAGGGATGCTCATAGACCTTCGCGCCGAAGGCCCGGGCGATCTCCATCGTCCGGTCCGTGGATCCGGTGTCAACCAGTATGATCTCGTCGACGATCGGCTTGACGGACTTGAGGCAGCGCTCGAGGTTCTTTTCCTCGTTCTTGACCATCATACAGGCCGAAATGCGGATTCTCTTGTTCAGCATCGCGCACCTCCGATCCCTTCCATCCGGTATTCAACAGGCTTCTCCGGATCCAGGAGAGGGACAACCGTCACCTGCGCCGGGAGCCTCATCTGCGGGACGACGGTCATGACCTGGTCGACCAGCTTCTTCCGGTAATCGTCATCGAGCATCGGAAGGACGTTGTGAATGACCTCGAAGGCCGCCGACGCCTGGTAAAGACCGGCAGCCGCCAGGGTGTAGGCCGCGAACGCGACGAATTTCGGCCCGTAGGTGTGAATGAATTTCATCCCCATCAGGCTCGGGTCCTTCTGGTATCTCTCGAAAAGCCGGATGTATTCATGGGCGCAATTCTGCGCGAGGCGGTGATCGACGACCATGTTCCCCAGCTTGATCCCGACAAACCAGATGTCGAGGTAATCGGGAAAGGCCCTCGACCCCTCGAGGATATACTTCCGCGCGAGGCCCGGATCCTTCTTCTCCTCGATGGCGATATTCGCCAGGGTGAAGAAGATCGTCGGGTTGAAACCCTTGCCGATCTTTTCCCTGAAGGAGATATACTGGTCCCCGTATTTGATCGCCTCATCATAAAAGCCGTAGTCGGCATAAAGCTCCGAGATCTGCATGAGCATCTGGTAGTCGGTCGGAGTCTCGCGGAGGACCTCCTCCATGAGGGCTTTCGACCTCTCGAATTTCTTCATCCGGACAGGGGATTCCCGGTCATAGCCGTAATGCTTCAGCTCGATTCCCGGAAGGAGGATGCAATCGGGCTCGCCGACAATGCGGTTGTGGACCCGGCCATGGTAGGCGACCGTCCCGCGCTTGAAGAACCGGGGATGAAGGAGCTGGGAGACGGCTTCGCCCTGGTTGTAATTGACAAGCATGACGGCAGCGGTGTCGTGGGTTTTCCCGACATCGCCCAGGGCGCGTTTCAGGTCGAATCCCGGCGGGACAACGAGCTCCTCATCGGCATCGATGACAAGGATCCAGTCGCCGGAACAATACCCGATCGACTGGTTGCGGTGCTTCGAGAAATCGTTTTCCCAGGGATGGTTATAGACGACGGCACCGAAGGATCGGGCAATCTCGACCGTCCGATCCTTCGAGCCGGTGTCAACGACGATGATCTCGTCCACTACATCCCGGATAGCGGAGAGGCATCTTTCAAGGTTCGCCTCCTCGTCCCTCACCATCATCGCGGCAGATAGACGAGTGGCGTTGCGTCCCGGATTATTCATTATCCACCCCCTTCCGCCTATTCCATTTTGGAAAGGAAGGCCGAATAGGTGATGGTCTTGCTCACCTGCGTTCCGATGACGTAGGTATAGAGCCGGACGTATCTCTGGAGCCGGCTGTCATACCAGTTCGTGAACGGCAGAAGGTAACGGCCCGTCGACCCCACCGTGTTGGTCCCCGTGTAGGGCAGCGCGGAGGTGATCTTCGTTCCGAGCGAGAGCCTCGCCAGCTGGACATACTCGGTGAATGTCGTAGTGTTCGAGGCCTGGAGCACGATCTGGAAGACGGTCAAGGACGCGGCCACAAGGGTGATCGCGCTGACGTCAACCACGAGCATCCCCTTGACGAACCCGGCACCCAGGTCGATATATTCCGCAAGGGCCGTCGCAGCCGCAGAGGCTGTAACGGCAGCGGATTCCTTCAGGTTGAGGAGATCGTCGAAAATAAACTGTCGGTTATCCATTTTGATCCTCCTGTTTCAAAAAAGGTTATGTGAAGCGGGCGACCTCAATCCCCCGCCAGGGTTTACGCGGATTCCTTCAGGTTGAGGAGATTGTCGAAAATAAACTGTCGGTTATCCATTTTGATCCTCCTGTTTCAAAAAAGGTTATGTGAAGCGGGCGACCTCAATCCCCCGCCAGGGTTTACGCGGTCACGACGCCATCCTTGAAGCCCCAGAGGCGGGAAGCGGCCTTGAAGCGGAATACCGCGAGGGTGATATACCACTCGATCCTCGTCCGGTAGACCGGCTGCGTGTCGATCTCGCCGAGGTCACGGACATCCATCTCGCCGTTCTGGATCCCGACCACACCAGTCTCGTTGAAGGAGACGGCATAAACCGAGGATCCCACGGACCCGGCAGCCACGTCCGTCTCGTCGAAGCCCATGATGTCGTCGTTGTTATTGTCCTTGTCGGCGATGAGGATCGGGAGGTCGTTATACTTCGTCACCCGGCGCCCGAAGGCATCGACGTCCCAGGTGATGAATCCGCCGACCGTATAGGTCCTCGCGGCCACAGTCAGCCTGCGCCTCATCGTCTTGTTCATGATGAGGTGGGTCGGATCCTCACAGGCATCGATCGCCTCATCGAGCTTGACCAAAGAAAGGGGCGTCGCGGACGAGGCATGGTTGGCGATCAAGAGGCTCGAATCAGTGACCCTCGCCTGGAGGCCGTCAAACCCTTTCGGATCCGAGGTCGTGTCGCCCTTGATGATCTGCTTCGTCATGGCCAGGGAAAGGGCCTTGATCTTCATGGCCTCCTGGGTGCTCCTCTGGTCCGGCCCGCCGGTGTCGACCAGGAATTTGTCGACGTCGACGTCCCCGCCGGCAATCGTCAGCCTTTCGGTGATCGGGTCCACCTTGCCGGCGCCCTCGGTGTAGGCCTCGTTGACCCCGCGGAATCCAACAGTCGGCAGGGTCTTTTCGCGGTTAAATGCCAGGGCATTGCCCGTGATGCTTTCGAAGGGTATATACTGAAGGACGTCCGAGCTCCTCGCATAGAGCTCCATGATGGCAGCCTTCAGGGACTCATCCCTCCCGAGAGCAATCTTCGCGGCTTCAATCAATGTGAGTGCCATGTTGTGTTTCCTCCTGTGTTAGATTTTGGCTGCAAAACAAAAAAATCCCGGACGACAAACCTTCAAGGTCTATCCCTCCGGGACTGTTCTTCGGGCCCCCGGCCCGCTAAACCTATGAGACCCCGGGATCCCCGATCCCGTGGCCCCCCTTAATTCCTGATGTGCTTCGGGTTGCTGTATTCGGAGGATCCGAACGGCCCCGCCACTCGGATCCCCTCCCCCATTACCGGACTACGCGGTGACTCGCTATCTTGAGGCCTGTTCCCTGGCCTGTTTCAGTTTCTCGGTCGGAGACAGGTTTTTCCACTGCTCCGGATCTATCTTCCCGCCCCGGGGACCCTTTCCGTCGGCCCCCTTCGTGCCCGTCCCCTTCGTTTCCTCGAAAAGGTGCGGTGCGGTCTTGACCAGGTTCTCGGCATACTCGGGAAAAGTCAGGAGGCTCTTGCCATCCTTCCCGTAAAGGAGCTTGTCGCCCATCTTCGGGACCGGCTCCCCGTTCTCCATGATCCAGGTCGCCTTCGCCCGTCCCATGATGTCGTCGATGGCGTCCTTCTTCGGGACGGCATACTGGTTGACGGCCTTCATGACCTCGCCCTCGATCAGGACCTTCGCCAGCTTCGAGGTCAGGGTCTCCCTGTCAGCTGTCAACTCCTTCACGGTCTTTTCCAGGGCCTCAGTCCGGGCCTGGAAGTCGGCCCTCATCCTCTCGGTCCTCTGGTTGACCACCTCGTCGAGCTTCCCGGCATCGATGAGCTTCTTCTCATCGAGAGACTGGAGCTTCTTCTTCATGGCCTCATATTCGTCAGGGTCCAGGCCGGCCAGTTTCTTCTCGAGCTCCTCCTTCTCCTTTTTGAGTTTGATGTTATTGAGGCGGAATTCATCAAGTTTGGCCTTCGCCTCCCCGTCGTCCTCCACCTCCAGGTGATACTTGCCATCCGCGCCCTTTTTGTAAAGGGACTTGACCTCCTCCGGGAGGTCGTCAATGGACTCAATAGTCCGTTTCAATGGGGGCATATAACCTCCTCCTTTCTGGTTGTAAAAGAGTAATGATTATTCATAGTTCGACTAAAGGATACAGAAATCATGCCGTTTGTCAAGTATTTTATAAAAAAAAAGTTTAAAATAAGTTAAAAAAAGACTGGACTTTTAGTCAATTTATGACGATAATGATATTAAACAATATCAAATATGACTAAGGATACAAGAAGATGGAACAGTTGATGGCAGCGGCAATAACAGCGATTTTGGTAGTTTACGGAATTTTCTTCAAAGTAGCCACCCAGGCCCACAAGACTGACAGGAGGAGGTAATGACCATGTTAGACGAGCAGACCAAACAAGCCATGAGGGAATTCCAGGACAAAGCTATGAACGAGTTAGGGGAACGTATCGGCTATCTTTATGACCGCTGGCAGGACGAGAAGGACTATGAGGACTTCGCGGATTACAAATAGAGCTTTTCACACGCCGGCGCCTCGAGCTCGTCCCCGAGGACATCCTCGAGGTCCTGAAGTCGGCGCACATGGTCATTGGGGAGATGCTCATCGAAAACAGGATCGAAGACGAGGATGACATCCTCAAAAACCTTCACAAGCAGATGTTCAGGATCATCCAGAGATTAGGAGAGAGATAATGTGGGTTTTCACCATTGACGGATTTTTCAGCGCGGTTCAGAAACCGAAAGACAGGAACACCGGCCGGATCCAGGTCCGGGCAAGGAACCGCGAGGACCTCGTCCGGTTCAAGTCCCGGATGAACCTCCAGAACCGGATCCTCTCGACGCCCGCGGGAGATTACCCCTTCCGGATCGTCACGTCGAAAAAGGCATGGGGGAAATACCTCGACCGGATGGCGAGGATCATGGAATACGGCAATTTCAAGGCCGAATGCGACCGGATGGGGCTGAACCGCGGAGGCATATATCATCGGGTCTGGTCCATCCTCCAAAACCTCGAAGCACCCAGGTCGAGGCGGTCCCCCGCCGGCCAGGGAAGGCTCAACCTCCAGGACGACCGGGACCCCCTGTGGGACCCCTACGCAAACCGGAGATGGTCCGTCGAGGATGAACAGCTTTTCCAGTCACAGATCTTCAAGGACATCAACGTGACAGGCAAGGGCCGCGGATACGGCTTCAAATAAGGAAGGAGGTGCGTAAAATGAAGTAACAGGATGTAACACAATGTAAAGAGCCCCCGGTCATGACAACCCGGGGGTTTTTTAAATGATTGGCGAATCAGAAGTTCCCGCTTTTGACTATCTCCTCGGCAAGCTCGCGCGTGGCAAGCCTCCCGTCCGGATCCTCTTTCAGATACCTCTGCCAGTCCTTCCACTCCCCCACGAGGGGATCGTCCTCGTTCGTCATGTCCAGGAGCTCGACCTCGGCCTCGGCCCCCGGGATGTCCCACGGCCCGTCGCCCAGGATCTCGCCCTCGACGATATGAACAGGATGGGCGGTCGCGCCCCTCCACCAGGTATCAAAAAAGACGAGGCCCTTCTTCCCCGGCTCGACCACCTCCAGGGGAAAGAGCTCGGCAATGAGCCTCCGGCCCCCGAAAGGGACCTCGATGACCAGCGGATCCTTGACCTCAAAAAGATTCATCACGCTTCAGCATACCCATTTCACCCGGACTGTCAAGAGTCTATCTCGAAACAATGACGTCCTCGAGCTTCCTGCCGTCCGGGAATTCCTGGTATCCGTGTTTCTTGAAGATCTTGATGATCGACTGCCTCTCCGTCTCGTTGTTCGCAACGATGAATTTCAGGTCCGGGTCCAGGATCCCGACCGAGTTCTTGAAGATCGTCTCGTTGCTGCTATTCCCCGAATTCCCGATCCATCCGTCAATCGTCGACTTCCGGTAAGACCGGATCGTCGAGGCATCACATCTCCCATACATGTCCCCGCCGTAGGAGATCGCGTCCGTCCTGGAAATCATCCTTCCTTCCCATACGAAACCCGGAGACCGTCTCGCGGAAGAAACCCCCTTGATCCTCGTGAAGAAATACGACGCGCCCCCGGTCCCCATGTCGGAAGTCGGCGACATCCCCCCCCAGGAGAAACCTCTCCGGAGCTTGTCCGTCGAAGGGGCCATGTTCCCCCCATTGGTCAGGACAGTATCAATAAGGTCCGGCAGGGAATGGCTGGTCGTGTTGTGGTGATGGAGGCAGTATTTCTTCTTGAAGCTCTCCCACTCCGCGCCCTCGAGGTCCGGCCTGTAAGTGAAGCACCGGCCCACGTCATAGGCCTGGTAAGTCCCCTGGGGATTGTAAACGGCAGACCCGGTCACATTCTTCCCGGCCTCCTCATTGAGCTTCTTCCTCATCCATTCGACCCTTTTCTCCAGGTCGTCAATCGCATCGGCCCCGGACGTCAGCCTCTGGAACGCAGACGGGTTGTTCCAGGAGTAGACGATCTGCCGGATGTAGAGCTCCTCCTGGTCAAGCAGCGACGCCCTCTCGGCGTTAAGCTGGAGTTTGCCAATGACATCCTTGATCACCGCGGCATCCGCCTCAGAAGCCCCCTCCGCCATGATCTGGATCTTCCCCCTCATGGCCATGGCGATGTCGCTCGAATCCGGCCAGTAGCGGATCCGGACCCCGTTGTATTCGGCCTCGTAATAATACTGGTAATCCGTCCCGTGATACTTGAGGTTGATCGGCGTGCCGAGCTGCGTGGCCTCCCCGTTGTCGACCTTCTTCGCGTCGAACCGGCCCACCTTCTTCGTGAATTTGAGCTCCTCGACCTCCTTGACGACCTTCGGCGCGACCTTCTTCTCGATCTCCGGTATGAACCCGAAATCCTTCCAGTCGGACTTCCAGGTCGAATCCTTCGACCACTTGAAGATCAGCTGCTTGTTGTATTCCTTCTCCGCCTGCTCCATGAGGTCGAGCCAGGGTTTGTAATGCGCCTTGAACCGAGCAAGGTCGTCGGCTTTATATTTCCCGGCCTTCACCCCGTCCTCCAGGAGCTTCAGGTTGTCCTTGTAATAGTTGCGGGAGACCTGGATCCTCTCGATGTCCTTCGCCCGGAGGAGGGTGTTGTTCCTGGATTGCATCCCGATCCCGCGGAAGGTCTCATACATCTGAGAGTGCATCCCGGTCGTGTCGAGCCCCGGCCTCGTCTCCGCCGTCGCCGGCCCAGCCTTCACCTTCGCGACCTGGTTGACCCTTTTGGCAGCGTCCTCCCGGACCTTGAATTCGGCCATGAGCCTCTGCTTCGCCGAAGGATCCTTCTCGATCCAGAAAAGGATCTGCTGGTCCTCGATGTCATACTTGTCCCACTTGACGGCATACCCGTTGATCCGGCCCTGCTTGATCTTGTCCATCTCAAACTTCGAAAGGGTTTTCCCCAGGTCCTTCGGAGGAGGCACCTTCGTGACCACCTTCGCCTCGGGGAACATCTCGGCGATATGGTTCTTCCGGGCAATGAGCTTCCTCGCCAGATCCCCGGCCTCCGTGGTGTTCGTCGGCCCGTATTTGGCGACCAGGGAACGGATCTCGTCGTCCGTGATCGCAAGGACCTTCCGCGCCCCGGCGATGAGGTCCTCCCTCGTGGCATGCCTGAAAACGCTGGCCGCCTGCTGGTTCGTCCTCATGTCCAGCATCGACTCGAGCTCGGTCACCCTGTCCCCAAAAGCCTTGCCTTTGGCGACCCCCTGCGCGCGGAACCTCAAGGACCCTCCCACGTCCACCCGGAAGGCCCTGCCCTCCTTCAGGACGAGGTTGTCATAATTCAGGCCCACGACATCCCAGTCCCCGAGCCAGGCATCGACGACAAAGTTCTCCTGCGCCCCGGCAACCCTCCCGGCCCTGAAAGCATGCCCGTCCACCTTGATCCCGTCCACGATCCGGGAGGCGACACCCTTCTGGCCCCTGCGGTTGACGAAGGCGAGGTCCGGGACCTCGACCCCCGCTGCCTGGTAGAGCTTCCCGGCCAGGATCTCGTTCCGGACAATCTCCTCGCTGTTGGCGAATTTGAAGTAATACCTCTCGGCGGGGTTCGCCTTGCTCTGGTAGAATCCTCCCTCGTTCGACCCCTTCTGCCCCGCGTATTTGGTGAAGTCGTCGAAGTCGACCTCCACGGCCTCCTGGATGGGCTTCACCTCAGAAGCCACGGCCCCAGGCGCCTTAACCTTGCCGAGCTCCTTCTCCAGCTTGAGGTTAAAAAACTCCTTGTCCTTCTCGGAAAGGAGATCAAAGGCCTCCTTCTGCTGGGGGGAAGGAGTTTTCCCCTGGAGGACGGCCTTCTTGTATTTGCTCAGGGCGTCCGACTGGTTCTTCTTGAAGTTCGCAAGCTGGTTCGGATCCGAGAGGTCAAAGGTCTTTGTCCCGAGCTTCACGATCCCGGTCATCGGCTCGGCCTGCGCCACGACGGACGCCGTCTCCAGGGCAGCCGCGGCCGCCGCCTCCGCGGCATCGACAGCCGCCTGAAGCGCAGCCAGCCTCACTTCAATGGTCGCGTTCGCGGGAAAGGTGATATTCGCCAGGACATCCGGATGGGCCTCCTTGAGCTTGCCGAATTCCAGGAGCTTATCAAGGATGGCCTTATTAGTGGTCTCCCAGGTATTCCATTTGTCATAACTGTTGAGCTTGTCCCACCCGGGAGTTTTCTGGATCTCTTTATAAATCGGCTGCCACCCCGGATCCAGCTGGATCTTCTTGAGCTTCTTCTGCGCCGACGAGTTAAAAGAAATGACCTTCTTGTCCAGGAGGTTCTTCTGCTCCGCCTGGGAGAGGCTATAATAGTTCGGATGCTCCTTCAGGACCTTCTCGAGGGCCGCCTTCGCGACATTGGACTGGGGGATCACCGTCGCCGCCTGCGCAGCCGCCTCCGCAGCCTCTATCGAAGCCGCCGCCGCCGCATTGATATGACTGACCTGGCTCGCAACCGGCAGCTTGGCCCACTCATCCGGCCCGATCGCGGCAACGACATCATTCACAAGATCCGGCTGGATCCCCATGTGAAGATTATAAGCCTCATACTGATCAAGGATGGCTTTTTTGTTTTGCTTGTAAAGCTCCGCAATCTCCCAGGACGACTTCTCGTTGAACCCCTGGATCTGCTTCTCGAGGTCCCCCAGGACCTTCAGGGACTCCTCCCCCGGCAGTTCATTAAGCCACTTCGCCGCCTCCTCATTCAGCTTCTCGACCTGCTTCTCCAGGACCTTCAGCTTGTGGACCTCGTCCCACTCGGACGCCCACTCCTTCGTGTAAATCTGCTTGATGTTCTCGATCGCCTGCTTGCCGACCGGCGACTGGGCCAGCGCGGTGCTTGAAACGGGAGGAGCAGACGCATAAGTCTGGAGGTGGGTATGCAGGAGCTCGTATTTCTCCTTGATCGTCTTTTTCTCCCAATCCTTGACAAGGCCCTTCAAAACGGCCTCACCCTGCTCCCCGGACTTGACCGAGACGAGGAACGCATAATCATCGGTATATTTCTTGACCTCCGGAAGATTCGCCTCGAGCCAGGCAACCTTCTGGTTGATGTCCATTATCCCCACATCATCGAATCCCGCCTGGAGCTTCAGGTTCTCGTATAACTTCTTATTCTCCGGCTTCAGGACGGGTTTCGTAAGCTCGTCAAATTTATTCTGGTAAGACTCCTTGAGGTCCTTCATAAACTTGTTAAACTCGGATTTCTGCTCCAGGACATCCGTAATCCCGGCACTCCTCATTTTGCCGATAGCCTCAGCATGGAGGGAATCCGGAGCAGCCATGAGCGACGCCTTCCAGTTCGCCGCGTTTTCATACTGCGCGAGCTTCGGCTTGATGAATCCCATCGCCTGCGTTTTCGACAATTCATCGACCTTCGCATACGACTTCACCTTCTCGTAGGCGTCTTTCCAGTAGGTGCTTTTCTTCAGCTCATCCCACTCCTCGATGACCTTTTTCAGGCTGTCGAAATCGGCCTGATACTGGGGGACCTTGAAATACCACATCTGCTTGTCCGTCTCCGGATGCAGGGTGACAAACTCCTTCCAAGTCTGGTTGATGATGGAATCGGAATCCTTGAGATAGGGCAGGATCTTCCTCCCGTGTTTCTCGTTCATGACGGACAGGAATTCATCAAAGGAGACGATCTTGCCCCCGTGCTCCGCCTTCATCCATTCGAGGTAAGGCCCCATCTGAACCTCAATGGTGTGTTCCTGCATCGCGATACTGAGCTCATCCATCTTGAAGGCGTTTTCGTTCAGCCGCTTCATGACAAGCGCCCTCGTTTTGGAGTTCTCCTCGTCAACGAATTTCATCTTCGAATGGATGTCGGAGAATTTCCCCTCCGGGACGGCGTCATAGACATACTTCCGGAACCCCTTGAGCTCCGGGATCTCCAGCTCCGCGACAGTGTTCAGGATGTTCGCCTCGTTCTTGACCAGCGCGACCTTCTGCGCCAGGTCGAGGTCCTGGAACATCTTTTTTTCCTTGAGCTCCTGCCAGGCGTCCCATTCGGCGGTCCCCTGCTTGATCCTCATGAAGAAGGTTTCCCCCTCGGCCAGCTTCGCACCGACGGCCTCCTTCGCCTTCTCCCAGGTCGCCAGGGTGTCCTTCGTCTGGAGCTTCTTGACGATGGGACCGAGCTCCTTGTCCAGCATCCAGGCATTGACGTCCGAGGCCGCCTGCCACTGGAGTTGTTTCATCCAGGTCTCGTAAGTCTGCTTGTATCCCATCTGCGCAAGCCCGGGGACCTCCTCCACAGAAGAAGCAACCTCAACCGTCAGCTTCGGGTATTTGACGAAAAGCTCCTGGATCATGGCCTGGTATTTCTTCTCCTCCTCCAGGATCGCGAACCCCTTGACGGCATCCCCGGCGCCGGCCTCGAGGGCCTCGGCAAACTTCGCGATGAAGTCGTCGGCGATCTTCTTGTCGATGTCCACGTTGAGCAAGGTCTTGAGCTTCCCCTGCGGGACGAGCTTCACGGCCGCCGTCTCCTCGGCGAACATCCCGGGCATCCCCCCGGTGCGGACCCCGATGTAATACCGCGTGATGGAGGTCGTCTTTTCATAGTCCCCCAGGTAGCCGACGATCCTCGCCTGGAGACCCGTCTCCTCCCAGACCTCCTTGATGGCCGTCTCCTGGAGGCCGAGCCCCTTCTCGACCGTCCCCTTCGGGAAAGTGTGCTGGTAGCCCCCGAAATGGCCCTTCGGCTCATAGATCCAGACCTTCCCCGTCTCGGGCTCGAACACAATCACCCCGGAGGAGGTTTTCTTGCCCATCTTCTTGACCGGATCCGGGATGTCCATGGCCTTTTTCTGGAATTTCAAATCCTCCACGGTCGGGATAGGCGCGAAAGGGCCCCCCTGAAGCTCCTGGAAGGCCTTTATTGAGACAATGGCGTCCGGATCAGCCATCCCCTCAAGGACCTCCTTCAACTTGAGTTCTGCGGCCTTCTGGGCATCGAATTGGGCTATCTTCTTCTCGAGCTCGGCAATGGACAGGGGCCGCCCGTCCTGGTGGACCATGTCGGCCATAGTGATCTTGCCGCCCTTCCAGAGCTCCCACCTCGGCTGACCGAGGGCCTCGATCTGGACCGACTCAGGCATCGTCTTGAGCCATTCGTTGTAATTGAGGACCGCGGGGACCTGCCCGGTCATAGACGCCCGGGTGCCCTGGTCCATCTTCTCCAGGGCCGCAAGCTTCGCCTTCGAGAGCTTCCCCTTGCCCTTCACGAGCTCGGCATAGGACTTGACGATGGGGACCAGGGTGGAACGGCACTGCCAGTGAAAGGGAGGACCGGGGGGCAGCGGTCTCCCCCCGGCAAGGGATTGGCCTTCAATATCATATTCGGTGCCGTCCAGGGCCTTGCACAGAGGCGTCGTTCTGGTGTCCAGGGTGGCGACCACCTGGAGACCCTTGATGACGTCGGCATTCTGGTCGTAAATCGCCCGCCGGACCGTCTGGGCGACCTGCATGACGGAAGTCCTCACAAGCGCCGCGGCCTCATGGTAGGCGACATTCATCACCCCCGGATGGTAGGCCCCGGTCGCGCTCTTGTATCCCCGGATCCTCCGGATGAGATCCCCCACGGCCTCCCCGCGGACCAGGCCGAGCTCGATCTGCTCCATGCCCTGGTTGATGGCCTTCTCCATCTTCTGCTGGTAGGCAAGGGGCTTCTCCGCCCACCATTTCCCGATCACCTGGCCCTGGATCATCGTCTGCGTGGCGATGGCCTCGAGGTTCTCCGGTGTCAAATTCACATCAAACAAATTGACACCGAACGCCCGGTTCGCGCTCGCCACCGTATAGTCCTTCTGGAAGGAGGCCAGCTTGAGCATCTCCGCCTTCGTGACATCCCCGACCTTCTGGTAATGGTCCTCCAGGATCTCCCCGATCTGCGCCTTCAAGTTCTGGAGCCTTTTCTTCTTCCACTCCGTCAGAGGCACAACCGTCGGGTCGTTATCCAGGAGGGTCTTGCAGATCTCCGTCTGCGCCCTCTCCAGGATCTTGACGACCTTCCCGCGGAGGTGCTCGGCATACTGCTCGAGGTAAATCTGGTTTTTGATCCCGAGGTTGACGAATTCGGTCTGGACCAGGGATCCCCCCGTGGTCGCCTTCGGCAGCTTGACCCGGTATTCCTTCGGGATCTCGACCTCCGGCAGCCTGGCTGCTCTGTTCGGCATCAGCCCTTCCTCATCATGTGCTCTAAGATGAAATCGTCAAACACGGCCTCGAAGACACTTTCGACCTCCCGCTTCAGGTCCACCTTCCGGAGCTCCTTCGCCTTCCGGTCCTCCCGGTATGCCAGGACGCTTTTCCAGTTCCTCGGCAGATCAAGCTCGACCGTGACCTTGACTCTTTTCGAGTAACAGGGCATGACCTCACCTCCTCTCTATCTATATTATCCGAGGCAAGGTCCCGAAAATTAGCCCCCCCGTGAAAATATTTTTACTGCATGAACCCCTCGAACCCTCCCGGGGGAGGCGTCTCCCTGGAAGGCTCCTCCGACTGGATGAGCTTTTTCTCATCCTCGATCGTCCTGCCCGGAGGCAGGATCTCGCCGACCCGGAGGTTGTAAAGGAACGTGTCATTCGATATTCTCCCGGCCTGGACAGCCTGCAGAAGCGCGGTGATGTCCTGCGCGGAGAGACGGTCGGAGATGAAGTCCCTGTTGAGCTCGACCTTGAAATTCCCGGCCTTATTCAGCCAGGCCGCCGTGAAATTGAGGGCCTTGATCATCCCCTCCTCGACCACCGTCACGATGGACGAGAGGGTGGAGAGGTCCCCGGACTGTCTCAGCTCGATGGCCTCAGCGGTCTCGACCCCGGCCTTCTGCTCCTCCAGGAGCCTCGCGCCCATGACGGCCATCTGTTTTTCGAGCTTGTCGAGGGCATCCTTGACAGGCCCCAGGCCCTGGCCCGAGAATTCCAGGAACCCGCATTTCGCCTCCGGCTGCTCCGTGACCCAGGCCTTCTTCGGCCCGATGTAGAGCTTCGCATCCTTCGGCCATCCGGCAGCCCACGGCGTCGGAAGGGCACAGTAGTGGAGACCGTGGAAATAATCGACGCTCACCTGCCAGTGCTTCACATTGAGCATCGCCAGATCCAAAAGGGGCGGCTTGCCGGCAACGATAGCCTTCGCCGACTCCCCGAAAAAGACAAAGGGGATCTCATCAAGCCTCCGCCCGTAGATCCTGGCCTCGTTCTCCTCGACCTTCCGGTATTCCTTGTCCTTCTCCCCTTTCCTCCAGAGCTCGACGACGACCCCCTCCTCCTCCAGGCGCACGACCCGCAGCTGGTCGATGGACTTCGTCTCGAATTCGTCCACCTGCTCGTCATAGGTCTCCTTGAGGACAAGCAGCGAGAGCCTCTGCGATCCCCCGGCGCTCTCATACTTCCAGTTGATGATCGAGTTCACCGGATAGAGCGCCCAGTAGGGCCTCTGCTCCTCCTCGGAGAAGTCGACGTAAACGCCGAACCCCGCGAAGGACATCACCTCCCGGATCGTCTGCTTCACGACCTCGACAAAGCTCTTGCCACCCAGGGTGATGTCCTCGAAAAGGCCCTTGATCTCGGCGTCGACCTCCACGTTCGGCTCCTTCCTGGTCGCCGCCCCCGTCATGCCGGAGACCGTTCTCGCGAAGGCGTTGTAAAAACTCCCCCTCCCGATATAGTCCTCGAATTCCGGCGTCGTCTGCCCCGTGAGCTTCGGGCAGTAGGTTGTCCCGGCTGCTTTTATGGCATTTTCCCCCTCGAGAAGATCCGCGATCATCGACCAGTCGGACTCCCTCTCGAGATATTGCTTGTGCTTCGTGTCAACGGGCATGGCGTCAGACCTCCCTCATCAGATTTTTCATGTCCTCCAGGCCCTCCCTGTATGAATAGACCGGCTCCCACCCGAGTATCTTTTTCGCCTTGTTCACGGCGAAGATGAGAGAATGCTTCCGCACCTCCGGGATGTCCGGGCGAAGGACAATCGGAGACCTCCTTTGCGGATCCGAAAAAACCTCGATAATGGCCGTCGCCTCGTCCTCGATCGTCAGCCCGATCCCGGATCCGATATTGATCACACCCTGCCCCCCGGGAGCCTTGACGGCCATGGCCGCGGCCCGGGCGACATCCCTCACATAGATAAGATCCCGGAAGGTCCTGCGCTCGCCCCAGAGCTCGATCGGCTCGCCCGCGATCGCCTTCCGGACGAATTGATGGAAGACGCAGTCGTATCTCTCATCCCGGCTGCCCACCCCCCGGATGTTCGCAAGCCTGAGGATGTGACCGTCGAAAACGGCATTGTCGATGTAGCTCCTCACCATCTGCGCCGCCGCGATCTTCGAAGTGATGAAAGGAAGGGAATTCCCGTCCCCGAAATCCGCCGGCCTGAAACAGGGCTCGGCATCGTCCGGCAGAAAGACTTCCGGGTAAGCGTTCATGTCCGAGTGTGTATGAAGGAAGATGAATTTCTGGACGTTGTTCTGCCTCGACCAGTCCAGGATGTTGAAAGTCCCCAGGGCGTTCGTGAAATAATAATCCGCGTGATGCTTTTTATCGATCATCAAGGCCGCCGCGCAATGGACGACAGCATTGACCCGGTATCTGTCCAGAAAACTCACCTCGCGCCTCGTCCTGATGTCGACTCGCTCATAAGGGATCCCCCGTTTCTCCCATTCCTTCTTCCACGCAAGGCTCCGGCCCGTGAGCACAAGGTCATGGCCCTGCCTCAGGAGCTCCTCAATGACGTAAGAGGCGACAAACCCGCTTGCCCCGGTGACGAGTATCATCATGCTTTAACCTCCCCCTTCCTCCATCACAGACAGCGCCTCCCTGATGACGCAGTTCCTCGCCAGCTCCAGGACAAGAAGGAAATCCCCCCAGGTGCCGGCCTCGCTCGTCGCCATGACCAGCTCCCCGTCCTTGAAGCCGACGAGATAGACCTTCTCGAGGTCCTTGTTGCCGTCAAGCACGTCCTCGACCGAAACGCCGAGCTTCGTGACCCCGTCGAATTTGACAATCTTGAGATCAGGCATTTTCCCTCCCCTCGAAAGGCATCACGTAAAAATACCTGAACCTCTCGAGGATCTCCCGGTTGCTCAGCTCATTGAGTAAATCTTCCCGATAGACCTTGTTGAAATAATAGTAGAGCACCTCCCTCGCGCCCCACCTCTGCTTGAAGTGATAGACCCCGTGCTGGCTGACCGGCTTCGTGCCTCCCCAGTTCCACCATTTCATCCCCTTCTCGACGGCGCTCAGCATGGCCTCGAGGATGACAAGGTGAAGGGGGCAGCGGTCCCGGCTTTCGGCCTCCAGCCCCGGGACAAAATACTCGGCGGTCCGGTTGTGGTAGAGGGTAACGGCCCCGGCGACCGTCCTGGTCCCCTCCCGGGCGACGATGACATCATAGTCCCTGCCATATTCAAAATGCCTTCTCAGGGCCTCGAAGACATCGTCGGACTTCGGCGCCGCGCCGATGGCCTTCATGTTCTGCTGATGCAGACGGACGACGTCCTCCATGAATTCGATCCCGCCGGCCACGGCAAAACCGCCCTTCATGCCCTTTCGGATCTGGTTGCGGGTTTTCGAATGGGCCTGGTTGATGATGAGGTCGACGGCCTTCGGCCCGGGATCCGGCAGCTCGTTCACCATGCCGACCCGGTAGTCCTGGTAGGCCCGGGCGCCGAAGTGACGCTCATAAGGGGAGGCAATCTCGAAAGGACGGGTGATGACCGTCGAGGAAAGGGCGCCGGCATCCCGGCAGAAAACAGAAAATCGCTCGAGCAGGGCATGATAAACCGGCTCGGGCGATCCGTCGGCATCCGTGATGATCCCAGGATTCGATCCATACCAGGGCAAGGTGTTCATAACCGGACCCATTGCGTCGCGCTTGACAAATACCGGCAATGTCCCGACTATTCGATCCTTGTCCCGGCAGATAAAAAGAAGAGGATCGGATCCTGTGACATCTTCAAGGAATCGAAGATAGTTCAAGGATCCATATACCAGAGATTGCGGGTTTTTCAAGTAAAAGTTTTCATACTCCTTCACGAGCTCCTCGTTCCCAAAGCCGTTTACGACAATGACGTTGAGCATCATTTCCTCCTTTTCGGTTTCGCCCCGTATTTATCGACATACCACCTGACCGTGTCCTTCAGCCCCCGGGTGAGAGGCGTGGCGAGGGAAGGGTCGTATCCCAGGAGGTCCTCGGCAAGGTAGATATTCGCGATGTGCCTCCGGACATCCCCGGGCCTCGCGGGATCCCTGCGGATCTTCATCTGCTCAAACCCCATCTCCTCCATCAGCTGGTTGATCAGCATGACAAGAACGATGACAGCCGTCTCCCGCCCGGACCCCATATTGACAACCTTCCCCTTCACGGCATTGAAGCACCGGAACATCTGACAGGCCGCCTCCGCCACGTCCCGGACATAGGTGTAATCCCTGGTCTGCGCCCCGTCGCCGTAAATGACAAGCTCCCTCCCCTCCAGGACCCGCTTGATGGTCAGCGGAATGATCCCGGCATAGGATCCCGCGTTCTGGCGCTCGCCATAGGCGTTGAAAGGGCGAAGGACGGCGGTGTTCAGGCCGAAGGTCGCGGCGTAGGAAAGGGCGACGAGGTCCCCGGCCGCCTTGCTCGCCGCGTATGGGGTGGACGGCCCCAGGGGATGCTTCTCGTCCATCGGCACCTCCCTGGCCTTCGACCCGTAGGCCTCAGAACTCGAAAACTGGATCAGCCGGTCGATGGCCCCGGCCTTCTGGTATTCGCAGAGGTTCGTGATGATGGAGATGTTGTTTATGACGTTGTGCTCCGGCGCCTCCAGGGAATGACCCAGGGGGCAGACGGCCAGGTTGAAACAGACGTCAAAGCTCTTGTCCCAGGCCCAGGCTTCCTTGAGCTCGAGATACTGGTTCGCGTTCGCCCGGACAAAGTCCGCCCGCGGATCCCCCAGGACGTCCTTCAGGTTCTCCAGGGTCCCCAGGAAAAGGTTGTCCACGACGACGAGCTTCTCCGGCGCCTCCTCCAGGACGGCCTCGCAGAGGTGGGATCCGATGAATCCCGCACCCCCGACGACCATGACCTTCTTCCCCCTCAGGCTCCCGGAGCCCCTCAATGAAAATGCGCTTGACCTTTTTGACATCCCCTCCTCCTCGTTTAAATCCGTTCTACGGTCACACCCCACGGCATCGGCATGGACACCCCCCGGTAGAATAAATCTCTGCTCACGGGACAACCCCGGCGCTCGTGGGCCCGGAAAAGGGGCTGCTCGAGACAGGAATACGTCCCGATCCCGGCCTCAACCCCCTTATCCCTCAGCCCCAGGATGATTTCATTACGGTCATGGCCCTCGACGACGGCCATGTAATTCTGCCAGGCATGGCGCACGTCCCCGACAGCCCCCGGCAGCCGGCCCGGGAAGTCCCCAAGGGTCCTCCCCCACTCTGAGGCCAGCCTCGTCCGGTGGGAGATGAAGGCGTCAATTTTCCTCATCTGCGCGACCCCGACGGCAGCCTGGATGTCGGACATCTTGAAGTTGTATCCGAGGCTGATGAATTGAGGGACCTCGAACCCCCCGTTCGACCTCTCCCAGGCCCCGGAAATCCCGAATTGGGAAAGGTCCCTCACCCGGTTGGCGATCCCCATGTTCCTGGTCACGAGAAGCCCCCCTTCCCCGGTCGTGATCACCTTCCGGCCATGCAGGGAGAAACAGGCAATGTCCCCCAGGTCCCCCACCTTCCGGCCCCGGTATTCCGCGCCCAGGGCACAGGCAGCGTCCTCGACCACGTAGAGGTGATTGTCCTTCGCCACCTCCAGGATCGGGTCCATGTCGGCGGGATGTCCGAAAAGGTGGACCGGGATGACGGCCTTTGTCCTCGGGGTGACGGCCTTCGCAAGCTCGCGCGGGTCCATGCAGTAGGTGTCCTCCAGGACATCCACAAACACCGGCCTCGCCCCGGCATACAAGACGGCCATCGCCGTCGCCGGGAAGGTGAAGTCCGGCACGATGACCTCGTCCCCCCGCCCGACGTCCAGGGCGAGAAGCGCGAGGTGCAGGGCCGCGGTGCAGTTCGCCAGGGTGACACAATGCAGTTTCCCCATCGGCCCGTCGTCCGGATCCTCGAGGTATCCCGCGACCACCCCCTCCAGCTCCCGGCACTTCGGCCCCCTGGAGACCCAGCCGGAGCCGAGCACCGAGGCGACCTCCTGGAGCTCCTCCCGATCAAAGTATGGAAAAGATAAAGGAACCTTCATTTCCCCCTCCATTTTCAAACTCCGTAAACGCCCGCCCAAGACCCGAGGGCGCGGTAAAGGAAAAACACCTCAACGCCGAACGTCGGATAGCAGCGGATCTCGCTGGTCCGGAGGGTCCTCCGGTCCACCTTGAAACCGCGTTTCTCAAAACCATAGAGCATCATGAGCACCCCGGACATGATGTGCCGGTCCAGCTCCTCTCCGGTTTTCATCGTCGGACGCAAAGGACAAAATCCGATAATGCGGTGGTTGTATTCCATCAGACCACTGCCTTCGCCGGGATCCCCTTGAGCCTCCGGTAGAGATCCCCCTTCGCCGGCTGCCCGCAGACGGTCTCCCCGGCAGGGACGTCACGGGTCACGACACTCCCGGCCCCGACCCTGGCCTTCTCTCCGATTGTCACACCCGGAAGGATGACGGAATGGGCGCCGACAGAGGCACCCCTCTTGACGAGGATCCCCTCCCATTGGTCCTTGCTTGAAGGCGGATTCTTGTCGTTGCAGAAAGTCGCCCTCGGACCGATGAAACAGTCATCCTCAATGATGACGCCCTCGGGGATAAAGCAGTGCGCGGCGATCCGGACATTATTCCCGATGACCACGCCCGGGCCGATCTCCACGAAAGCGCCTATGTTGCAGTTATTGCCGACCCGGCAGCCGTAAAGGTTCACGAGCTCCGGGTGCCAGATCTTCGTCCCCTCACCGATTCGGCAAGTCTTGTCGACCATCCCACACCTCCGGAAACTGATAGAGTCGAGGCACCGCGCAGTTTCCCCCGGCATAGAGGTCGGCTTTCATGATGAGGTCGATGATGTAAAGATACCTCCGCAAAATGTCCGTTGTTCTGAAATGGGTTTCGACGAAATCCCTCCCGGCCATGGCAATGTGATCCCTGAGTCCCGGGGAAAGGACAAGGGTCCTGAGCCTCGCCTTGAGGGTCTGCTCGTCAACGATAACCGCCGGCTGTGAAGGGTAAAGGGACAGGATAAAAGGATCCAGGGCGCAGAGAACCGGCTGCCCCATCCACATCGACTCGATCCCCGAAATGCCCCACCCCTGGTGAAGGGAGGTGAAACAGATCTGGCCCTTCGACTTCTCCGCAACGGCCTCGGCATTCGGCTTGCCCTGGATGACAAGGGGCTTCACCATGATCCCCTCGGCCTGGATGACCTTCAGCGCGTTCATAAGGACATCGTATCTCTTGATCCCGGAAGTCCCGGATCCGCACGTGACCACGACCTCCTCCACGTTCTGCTTCGCCCAAGGGATCTCATCCGGGGCCATATCCCCGAACCGCGTGAAGTAGGACCCCAGGTGGAAGAAGCCGGAAAGCTGCGAACACATCGTCCAGTCCGTCGAGGTGATGGCCTTGACCCCGGTCTGCTCGTGCCACTTCCGGATTACCGGCCCGTTCATCCGCAGCTCGGAGCCGTAATACTTGATGACGCAGTTCCTCTGAGTGAGGACTCCGTTCCACTCGACCCCGGGCCATTCCAGGATAGCCCTTCCAAAGTGGAAGAAGTCAGCGGCCCTGACGATAGCCATAGCCTCCTCGACGGCTTCCTGATCCAGCAGGGCGCCCCTCTCCCTCGTGAGGAGGACGTCCCGGTCATATTCCATGTAGTCTCCATGGCCGATGATGCACCTTGCCCTGTGAGGGGAATACTTATTGATCGCCCTCATCAAGTGCGTCGGCTGACCGGCGATGTTGAAATCGGAAATGATCGCAATGTTCATCCCGTCCTTCGGCGCCGACCCCGGCCTGATCTCCTTTTCAAACGGATTCATTTCGCTCCTTTCTTCAGCAGGGCAACGACGACATCCAGGATCCCCAGGACAATCATCGAGCCGCAACAGACACAGGTGATGTAAAACAGGGCCTCAGGCCAGGTCATTTCCCGGCCTCCTTGAACCGCTTCACCCCGTTTCGCACGAGGATTGTTTTCAGAAGCCCGTCCCAGGTCTGGCAGTAAAGCATCCGGATACCCGGAAGGATGCAATGGCCGCCGATCTTCCCCTCCGGAGGCTCGAGGACCGGCCGGCAGTATTCCGCGGTCCCCCTCCTCAGGTTGATCCCGTTGTATCCGTGGTCGTATGCCATGACCTCCTTCCAGGGAAGGCCGATCTCGTCGGCGGTCTCCTTCGACGTCCGGGCGAATTCGATGCAGAGCCCGTAATAGGCAAGGGATCTCAGCTTCAGGAATTCCGTCCAGTCCGGTTTCTCCAGGACATCAAACCTCAGGCCGCACTCCCGGAGAAACTGCTCGATGACCGGATCCGGCCCGCCCAGGACATTGTCCGGATTGCACTTCATGTCCCCGTCGATCCCCGGGTGCCTTCCCTCAACCGGGAAATGCGAGGCCCCGAGGACCCCGCACGTCCCGATCGGCACAGTGGAGAAAATGAGGACTCTGTCTGTTTTCGCCATGTCCTTGTATCCCCTGACCGCCTGCCTGAATTTCTCGCTCCAGGGAAAAGCGACGAGGACAAGATCCTTTTTGTCGGGACACTTCTTCAGGGGATGGCCCTGCCCCGGATCCACGACCACGACCTGATGATGAGGCGCCACGAGGCGGTAAATCGCCTGGCCAACCTCCCCGTATCCCGCAAGCAATGCCTTCAACCCCTTCCCTCCTTCTCCAGCTCCCTGACCCTGTCCTTCTCCATGTCAAAAACACCCCGGCGAAATTGACATCAGATCGCCACCCTGCCGAAATAAACCCCATCCCCCACGAGGACCGCATCAGGAAAGTCCACCGGACAAAGCGCGGGGTATTCCGCAAGGTCCCTCTCCTCGATCATCTCCGTGTATTCGAGGATCTGGCCGTCCTTGCGCTTGAAATAAAAGCGGTCCCTGCCCATCTTGTCGAGGAGCTGTCTCTGTTTTCTCGAATACCAGAACCGGCCTCTCGGAACCCCTCCCGGGACATACCGCCTCGCCCTGGAAAGCTCCGTGTAAAGGTCCTTGTCAAACTTCTTCATGACACCCTCCTCTCACATTCTGACCCGGTTATTGACCCACCCGTCGAAGGCCCAGAGGTATTGATCCGGGTTATCCGTCGCCAGCCTGAAATACCTGTATCCCTGAAGGATGTTCAAAGTCTTGAGGACCGCGTTGCGGTGCCTCGTCCTGCTGAGCCGGTTCACGGTCCCGATCGTCACCGGCCCGACAACCCCGTCGACCACAATGCCCCGGTCATAGACCCGGAGGGTTTCCTGGAGGATCCTCGCGGCGATCCCCACCCCGCAGTTGACGGCCGTGTCAAACACCTCCTCGGCAATCTCCTGGTCCAGGACACAGTCAAGCCTCATGGTCACCCATTCGAAGTGATAATAAATATCCCTGGCCTGCTGGACCGCGAGATCCTCAATCCTCTCAACCCCCCTGATAACCCCCAGGGCGAGGGCCTGCCGGAACCTCCTCTCCGTGATCCCGTATTTCGTTTTCCCGCCCGTGTCCTTCGGGTGGTCGGAAAAGACACCCTCCACACCCAGGGTCTTTTTCACGGCAAGGTCGAAATCAGCCATTGATCACCTCCAGCCTTTCAGCCTCCTCCTTTTCCCGCTGCTTTTTCTTTTTCATAGCAATAGCGATGTTCCACTGCTCGACAGCGTCCCGGAGCTCAAGGAGTTTTGCCATCCAGGCATACCCCGCGAAATGCTGGTCCGTCGGGAATTCGACCTCCCAAAGTCCATGATCTTTCGTTTTCTTGTTCCACCTCGCCGGATTGTATTTCACGAGGGCAAGGGCCTGCTTCATCGGCCTGCCATCCTTCGACTTCTGATAGACGGCAGCGACCATGTGCTCGGAAAGGACCACAAAAAAGGAATATGCCCAGTCCTCCTTCGTGAACATCTCTTTCCGTTCGGGCAGATTGTGAAATGCCGCCCTGTCCTCAAGGGCATCCATCAACTTAACCTCGACCTCATCCGTCACTGCTCCACCTCCCCCCTGAGTTCGGGCTCCGGAGCAGAGGTCTCGGAGTTCTTCCGGACTTCCTTCTCGACTTCCGTGACGAACCTCCGGATGTGCTCGAGCCTCGACCCCGGAATCGGGTTCATCCACTCCTTCAGGTCAACCTGGTTGATGAAATTATTATTGCCATCGAAAGAGACAACGGACTCGACCCACACCTTGTCACTGCCCGGATAAATGCCGAGCCTCGCCATCGAATAACCGCCGTCACTCTGGTATCTGACCCAGACGGCCCAGACGGACCCGTCCCCGGATCTCCTGATAGTATCCTTGTCGATCTGTATATTCCCTCCGATCTCGACCCAGTTCACGGCCCACGCGGAAGAAGCCAGGACAGGAAGGATCAGGACCAGGACAGCCGCAATCAGTATCTTTCTCATTTTTCTCCTCCTCAAAATTGTCGAGACATGCACAGAAGATCGACGGATCATCGACATACTATGTGCGATTGTCTTAAAACCTGCAGAATGGTTTCCAGCTCCCACGGCCTTTTCACCCGGGCAAGAGCGTCTATGCCCCGGTTGTAAGGGTAATCAATCAGGACGATCCGGTCATAGGCCTCCCTCGGGAATTTCGGATAGTCCTCGACCAGGAATCCGCGCTCGAGGTATTTGAGCTTCCCCTCCATGGAATCGACAAAGGTCAGCGTGTATTTCCCGGGAATGTTTCTCGCGACCCACTCGACAGTATTCGGCCTCCAGTAAGGCGCCTGATAGGTAACGATGTCGATGGGCCCGTTGCCGGTGATGACGTCGAAGTATTTTGTCCTGGG